CGGTTTCAGGCTGCCGTCCCAGATGCCGCTGTACGTGCGTTTTTCCGGGTCATAGTTTGACGGTACCTGGATGATGCGACCTCGGATATGGTAGTTCACCGTCATCTGCTGACCGCCAAACTGCTCCGCATCCACCTGCAGCCCCACAATCGCCGTGTTCGGGTAGCACTGTTTCACATCGATGATTTCGGTGTATGACGACCAGAGCGTCTTATTCTGCAGCTGGTCCGAGGTGTTGTCCGCTGTCTCCCGGACCATCCGGATGTTAAAGGGCCGCTCAGGCAGATTCTCCAGAATCACCGACGCCAGGTACTGTGAGGTGGTCTTGCCGTTAATGGTGACATCCTTTTCCGTCACCCAGTTACCGTTACGCTGCAACTGAATCAGCAGTCGGACAGAAGAGGGATTACGGTCGCCCTTTGAGGTGGTCTCCAACAGTGACTGCACCCCGAAGGTGACCCGCAGGCGGTCAATGTTCGCGGATGTAATGGTGCGCGTTACCGGCTTTGCCTTCGTCACTTCCACGCCCAGTCCGGTTTCAGCTCCGGAGGACTCAAAGCCTTCCGGTGGTGTCTGCTCCTGCTCCCCGGCGCGCCAGACCGCCGTCACACCGTGTATCACGGGATTACCGTCCGTGTCCGTCAGCGGGGTTTTGTTCACCAGAATACTCTGCAGGCCTTTCACCGGGCCTTCTATCGGTCCCTCACCAATCGCATCAATCACACTCATCATCTGCGTGGATTTGAGATTGTCCTTCGCCTCGCGCGGTGTGTGCGCCTTGCCGCCACCTTTGCCCATTGTCTCACCCTTTACTGTGATAACTGTTACGCACAAAAACAACAGGCATCCCTGAGGATGCCTGTATCATCACTGAATAAAACTTCTGAATATCTTCACATTTTTACAAACTGACTGTGGTGCTAATAATTTCTCTGCGTTAATGTTTTTTGTCGTGACATAAGAATAATTCCTTACACTTAATCTTCGTAACGCTCCCTCAGTTCCGCAACTCTGCGGGATTTTTTTATTCTTTTTACCCCTGCCGCCCGATAACCACGACCTTTCCGCCCCCGCCTTCATCACGGGTGCTGATGTCCTGGGATATCCGTCGTGAACCAACCAGCATTTCCCCGTAAGGCACCGGCATCGGGTTACCCTGGGCAATCATATTGTCCAGTGACGAAAAATACGTGTTCTGTTTACCGTTATCCGTTGCGCGGTAATCCGGTGTTTTTGCCTTCGGTGCCAGCATCTGGGCCACACCACCCAGAATCATGCTGGCACCCAGTGAAAACAGCATCGTGGTGGCAGAAAAACCACCGGCACTCAGGGCTGTACCCCATAACGCCATCGAGCCTCCGGCAGTGAAGAAAGAGCCCACGATGGCTGCCGCCCCCAGCACAATCCGCAGTCCGCCCTTTCCGGCTCCGGCCAGTCGCGGCACAATATGGATGACCGCCCCCTCACCCAGAGGTTCGTGAAGACGGGCGTACACCGCCTCCGGTGCCGTGTCCTCACCGCGAATACGTATCTGGTACCAGCCTTCGTTCATCTGACGGCGGAATCCCGGCACCTGTAACGACAGCGCCCGGATGGCTTCCGCTGCCGTGTTCACGTACAGGCTGAGGCGGCGGCCAAATCGTTGTAAATCCCCGTGAAGGCAGATGCGTGCCAGTGGCGGTGACGCCAGACAGAATGCGTTCGTCGTTGCCATTTTTCGGAATACCTCTCCCGTTTACTCAGTTGTTCAGGCAGATGGTGAAGCAGTTCACCGTTGCCGCAGTAAATGGCGGCATGATTGGCCACCGATGCGCCAAAGCAGCACAGCAGGATATCGCCCGCCTGTGCAGAGGACAGGGGCACCCGGTAAAAGCCGGTGACCGCCATATTGTCCAGGTAAAGGTTCTGACCGTTGCGCCACCAGTCATCCTCACGCTCAAAATCCGGCATATCAATTCCCGCCAGATGGTAGGCATCCCGGAACAGCGTGTAACAGTCCGTCACCCCGTGCTCAAAGCGCCGTCCTGTCAGATGTGGCACACAGCGGAATTTATGAATGTCCCCCCGGCAGACCAGCCACCAGGACAGTGCACTTTTTATCTGCAGCCGCCGGTCGGCCTCGCTCAGCCAGGGCAGACCACCGGGATGACTGTGGACCAGTGCCACAATCTCCCCCTGCATCTCTGCCCGCAGCCAGTCTTCCGGTGCAATACGAAAATACGCCTCCGGCTCTGCAGAGATATTCACACAAGGGATATACCGCTCCCCCTCCGGCGTTCTCACCACGAAGCCGCACGACTCCGCAGGCACACACCGCCGGGCATGCGCCAGAATCGCTGATTCTGTCTGTGTCATTGGATTTACTGCGAAAGTTTATTAATGGAAAGGAAACCGCCAAAATTAGCCACCATGCCGCGCATCTCACACCCGCGCATGCACTTGCTGCATCTGTCCTTACGGATATCGGTGGTGGGTTTATCGAACTCATCCGCCACCGCAGGACCGTTATACCCGCATTCATCTCCCCGGTAATCCCACATACAGGTGTTCGCCAGCATGATGCGACCGGGAAACAGCGCTCCGTCCGTCTCCGTCGGTGTTGCCAGCACAAACGAGGCCGTCATGGCCGTCAGCTCTGACATCTGCTCCACCACCCAGCGGTCGCTCAGCTCCTGCTCCGGGTCCGCTTCCGGATTGCCCGCCACAAAATTCACCGCATCCAGAAAACGGGCATACACCCGGCGGCGGACCACCGTGGCCCCCACCAGGCTCTGCAGGTCCTCCGCCATTCCGGTGACCAGACCGAACAGATTCGACACCGTCAGCGACGGGCGGGCACTGCTGCCCTTCCCGTTCATCTCAAAGCCACTGCCGTCAATCGGGTATGCCTGATATTGCCGCCCCTGCCAGGTAACCGCCTCCCCTTTTTCATTCAGCTCATTGCAGAAAAAATACCGCTCACCACCCTGCACCGTCAGGTCAATTTCCCAGAGCACCACCCGCGGTGACTGCTCTGACTTAACCGACTCGTTCAGGCTTTCTTCGTGAATATCCTGCATCAGTTCACCACCTGCTCTATCGTGCAACTGAAATCACTGTACCGGGCATTATCCGTGACACTCCACTCACGGCACACAACCCTCACCGTCCGGTTATGTTTCGGCGGTCGCCACAAAAAGGCACGGTAACCACCATGCCACGATAAAAACTCTTCCAGCCAGCGCCGGGTTGACTCATCCGTCACCCGGAACACCGCCTGAAACGTCTTCAGTTGAGGATTCAGCCCTGTGGGGCGGCGCTGTTCATAACCGTCACCAAACCGCACCCTCACCACCGACGGCTTCTCACTCACCTGCATCCCTTCACGCGGGACCAGATGCAGCGTTTTTATCTCAGCCACTCAGCATTCCTCCGTCACGTCGCATGGACAGCATCACCGCCTGCACCCGCTGGTCAATCAGTTGCACAAGGCTGCCTGCCGCCTCCGGCCCTATCTGGCCATTAGTCCCGTCATTCTGAATGGCGATATGGTAGACCGGGGAATACACCAGACCCGCACTGCCGTACATACTGCCCACCGCTCGCACACCCAGCGAGCCATCCGCCGCCCGCGTCAGAGGCATAATGGCTTCAGGTCCGGCCTCCCCCATCAGTCCCGCCCCTTTTGCAAAGGCAAAGTACGTGGGCGTATCCACAATACTGTTGCTGTACGCACTCAGGTTTGCCGAGGTATACACGCCGCCTTTTGCATTGGCCACCGCCCCGCCCAGCCAGTCACCAATGCTGCCGAGAAATCCTCCCGCACCGGACATACCGTTTGCCGCCGTCTTAATTCCGTTGACAATCGCGGCATTCATAAGAACTTTTGATATTTCCTGCAGCACTGATGAGGCCCAGCTGCGCCATTCCACTTTATTTCCGTTCAGCATCTCCGTGATGTTATTCACCATCCCTGAGATACCCTCCGTCGCAAGCTGTGCTGCCTGTGAGGCGTAATCGGACGCATTATCCACCCAGTTACTGAA